CGGGTTGTCATAGGAAGTAAAGTGCCATGCTTTGTAAGTCTCGTCGTCACCTAAGTCTGCGTACTTGTACAACTCGTAGAAGTGGTTGCGACCCATAGGCGTACCTATGAACATAGCGCAGCCCTTTTGGTCAGCCAGTGCTGGTCTTAAGATCTGCTCAAATACGTCAGGCTTCATGTCTGCGTACTCGTCCAACACTAGGAACTTCAGTGACACACCACGCATAGTCTCTGGTCTGTCGGCACCCTTGAGGCTAATGGTGGCACCGTTGACCAGCTTGATCTGCAGGTTGTTAATGTGGCTGCCTGAGATTACAGGGTGACCCAGTTCCAACAGAGTCTGCCACATGATGTCTCTGGCCTGACCCTGTGTTGGAGCTACGTAGAACACCTGTCCACGTTCAGTCTGCAAAGCATTAACAATTAGCAGCCAAGCAGCAAGCCTTGACTTACCCGTACGTCTACCTGCTGCTACTATCTTAAATCTAGCATCGTCAGCCCACACTTCCTGCTGCCAAGGCAGTAACTGGATGTCTAGGTCCGTCAAAAGTTAAGCCTTGGGGTAGCTGGTACTAATTCAAAAGAAATGATACTGACAAACGTAGAAGCAGCTTCAGGAGTTAAGCTCAATGTGTCTCCTTCTTTTGCTACTAGAAACTCACCGAACTGGCCACCAAACTCTAGAAATTCTCCCGAACCAACGTTTTTACCCGCTAAGAAATCAATATTGACACCACTGTGTACCCAACGTGCATCAATGCTTTTACTACTGCCTGTAGTGTTAGAAATGAATAAGTAAGTAACGATTGCGTCGTAACCAGAAGGAACATCAAGGATAGTGTTGCTACTACCTGCTGTTAGAGCGTCTCCGTGAGAAAACTTCATTAGTACAACCACATCACAGGAGTTGTGCCTCGTGTGTCCACATGGACAAAGGTCTTAGCAATGCCTATGCCCGTGAAGCCAAGAGCAAGTGCCTTTTGTACAATGATGAAGCGATGACTGCCGAAGCTAACTTGGATGTCTGCAGCAATGCCCTGAGCATGGGTCCCCGGAACTTCCTTGTTAGCCTCTATAGGATGTTCAATGGGGTGTCTATAACCGCTTGTTATGACAAACGGGAACCCACACTCACCACGTAAACGATCAAGCTTCTGTAGGAACTCTGGTTCCATCTTGTTGTCACCAGTGACTCTGCAGTTGAACTCTTCCAGTGTAAAAAACTCAAGACTCATCAACTACTTCTCCTTCGATTACGTCACTAGGGTCGCTTACGTCTACAGCACCAACACCTGTTATGTTGATCTGTATGGCGTTTCTACCACCGTCCTTCACTACTTCCTTCTCAAATGCACCTACTGGCAACATACGGTCCATAATTAGCTTCCAAGCAGAAGCCTGATTCTTATGGTCGTTGTCAAGTGCAGCATCAAAAATAGTCTCAAGGACTTTCTTTGATTTCGGTGAAGCCAACATACGAGCTTTGTACTCGTTGATTATAGCAGCGTCACCCTTTGGTCTGCCTACTTTACCCTTGTTACCGGGTTTTACAGCAGCTACTTCTGACTTCCGGGGTCTGCCACGACCTCTCTTTTTTAATTCAGTGGTCATAACACAAATTGTCCCTAATTACAACTATAGTATAACATAAGTCTTCACATAAGTCAAGCTATTTTTACCTTTGGGCGGCACGAGTAACAACTACGTGTTGAATCAAGTAGTTACAGTCGTTGAAACACGGTGTAATATTCCTAATTTTCACCTATTTTGTGCTTGAGTGGCAACTACAATTATAAACACAAGACAAACCCGGCCCCCGGTCCAACATTGGCATGACTTTTGCATAACCTAAAGTTGGCATGAGTCTTGCATGGGCGCAGAGTTGGCACGGGTTTTGCTAGTGTTGCAACATTCGTGCCAGGTCAAAAGTTGGCATGGGTTTTGCATGGGTTGCAACATGTGTGCCATGTCTAAAGTTGGCACGAGTCTTGCATGGGTTGCAACTTCTGTGCCACTTTAGTTGTTGGCATGGTTGTTGCATGTTGAAAACTGGGGTTGACAAGTGTGTGGGCTTATGTTGGACCCTCAGAGCGCCTAGCACGACACGAGGCACAGCACAAGGTACATCACGAGTTTATATAGTGGTTCATCACTGTAACAAATAGTTATGCTTTGGGGTTGCAATGGTCGGTCAGTCTGCTAAAGTTACCACATCAATTAACTACATAGGACTTTGCTCAATGGCTACTAAATACAACATATACGAGATATACATAAAGGATATAATAACTGGCGAATCTGGTGCCGATCTGAGGACTATAATCGCGTTTAATCGTGAGGACGCATCTGACTACCCATTCTTTGATGAGGTGGTCATGTACGAAGGCACAATGGGCGATGATAGCTCTGCAGTGTTAAACTCTGGTTTACCTATGACAAGAGCCGTCAGACGGTCTGTAAAAGGCGAATAAAGACATTACAGCTCTGCCCATGTTGACTCGTGGGCTTTGCTGTAGTATCTTGAGCAACAACACAAACCCAACACAAGGAAAAACACAAGATGAAACTAAGACAAATCAAAAGCAACGTAACAGAGTTAACCATAGGCGAAACGACGATTATGTTTAGCTATCAGACGCCAGTAGCAGGTTATGATGGTCAGGGAGCATTCCGCACTGGACAGCACTATTCAGTGACCACCTCACGCCAGATCAATCAATACCTAGGCGGTAAAGAGGTTGGGCGCACAGTGTCGCAGGATTACATCAATTCACTAGTGGAGGTAGCGTAATGTTGAACACAATAGCAGTTGAAATAGGAACGTCCCACAATCAATTTTGTTTGTATTGGCAAGACGAGGACGGTAACGGGTCAGAGTTTATTTGTACAGTCTACGGCTTTGAAAATGCCTGTAGGGTTGCTAACGGCATATCTGTAGATCAAGCCGAATACGTAAAGACTCCGGGTTCTGACCCATTTCAGAAGGAGGTAGCATAACATGAACGAATCAGCAATTACATTGGGCAGAATACAAACAGAGTTTCAAGCACTGTACGACACAAAAGAGATGCTTCGGCGTCTAACAGTAAAAGACAGGACACAGGAATTGCTCAGGATGTGCAGCCGTGATAACGTGTCTTTTAAAGGTTTTGAATACTTGGAACGTAAACTTATAACAGAGGTGACAGCATGACAAAGGCTAAACTCTACAAAACAGTAGCACTCGACGCCCTATTGTCTTTCCTAGGCTCCTGTGCTATCTTTGGAACCATCGTCCTAATCGAGGTTTTCATCCTATGAAACTACAGTTATACACAATCTGGGCAAGTGTACCCAAAGCCGACTGGTTGCCTAGCGATGGCCTCAGTTGGGCTAATAAAGGCACCTACCGCGCACCTAGCGCCTACTCTGCCATAGAACAGGCAGCAGCAGATGGCTATTATGTCAAAACAGGTGACAAGATTACACCAAGAGATTCAAAAGAAATCATTATAAAACTACAGGAGAACTAAAAATGTCCACATTTAGAATACAACGCACACGCAAGGCACCTGTTCCAATGACTCAAAAGTCAAGACAGAACACTTGGGAGGACCTATTTAAAAGCATGAGTAAAGGCCACTGGTTCATTGTAACCAAGGCAAACTATGGGAAAGTCTCACAAGCGGCCAGTGTTTACCTCAAAGGAAACTATAAGCTTTATAAGCATCCCACAAGGAAAGACTGTCACGTATTCGTTAAAAACATTTAAACAGGAGGCTACACAATGAAAAAGCAAAGATTAACACGGGTCGAGGTCCTTGATCTCTTTATGCTACTGCTTGAGTTCCGGGAGACTGAACCGGGATTATCTAAAGATGACGTGAGGTCCCTAGTCGCTGCACTGGACGTCCTAAACACTGCACAGCGTGAGCGAATGTTAGCAGAGGAGGACCGCATAGGGTGAGAATCAAAGTAGAAGGTAGGCAGTTTACAGAAGCACAGCACCGGGAGGCCGTAGCATTTCTACAGAGGATCTTGCTAGACCTAGGCCGCCATGCTGTGGTAACATTGGGAAACGCTAGTGTGCTGCTGGATGACCACAGACAACTGGCACAATTGATAAACGAAAGGAGAAAGTAGCAGTGAACCTATTTTATACCCACGAGGACCCGTGGAAAGCAGCGCGGGATCTAGCAGATTCGCATACCGTTAAAATGCCTCTTGAGCAATCTCAGATGATGTCAGCGACGCACAGGCTGCTAGAGACGCCACAAGCGCCTTTTGTGTACAAGCTGACCCACGCTAACCACCCTAGCACAAAGTGGCTCAGATCGTCTCAGGCTGCCTACAAATGGGGTATTGAGTACCTAGAGGCGTTGTTTGCAGAGTACACCCACAGATACGGCAAGATTCACAAGACACAGCGTGAGAAGCTGCAGTACCTCAAAGTTGTACCCACATCGTTGCCTGATTTACCATTTCAGCCGCCACCTCAGTGCATCTATGACGAATGCAAGACAGAAGACACAGTACAGGCCTACCGTAATTATTACAAAGTGAGAAGGAGTGAGATAAAAATGAACTGGACCAAAAGGAGTGCACCAGCATGGCTGTAGAATGTAACATTGATAGAGACACAGCAGACTTTAGAATCGAGGTCTATTACTGGGACTATGTTCTCATGGACAACGTAGTAACCCGTAAAGACAAAGTTTTACTAGCCTATGTCCCCATGTTCTTTAACTACGAGTTAGAAAGAGACGATCAAGAGTACGCAATGATGAAGCTCAGGACTCAAATGATTGAACTGTACAGAGACTGGCCTGACGGTGAAGTAATCGTTGAGCTAGTCATAAAAGAGGAGTTTGTGAATCAATGAACATATTCAAGAGGCTCTATAGGGCCATACACAGTATCTTTGTAGACATTGCAGAAGGTAATATGACCGAAGACGACTTTGACCTCATCTTTTGGACTGCCATGGTGGTCTGGTGTTTGTTCATCGTCGTCATGTTTTCAACCTTTGACCCACCGACACAACCAATAGGAGTTATGTAGTATGAAAGTAGATCTATTAGACATCATGGGTTCGGACCTGACTGTCGTCAATGCGGCTAGAGTGTCCTTCGCTGCTGAGTCAGACGAGTTCGGCAGTAGAGACAAAAAGCTGATTAGGTACCTAGCAAAGCACAACCACTGGACACCTTTTGGACACGTACAGGTTCAATTCAGGGTCAAAGCACCTGTGTTTGTCGCTAGACAACTGGTGAAGCATCAAGTGGGACTAGTGTGGAATGAAATCTCAAGGCGATACGTAGACATCATCCCGGAGTTCCATCAGCCTGACTCATGGCGTAAGAAAGCTGACAACAAGAAACAAGGGTCATCTGAGGAGTCATTTGAGGGCCGTGAGGCACAACGTTGGGACACCCTTTACTCTGACCTTGTGGAGAACTCAAAGGCCGTCTATGGCAACATGATAGCTGCTGGAGTGGCACCAGAGCAATCTCGTATGGTTTTACCACAGTCAATGATGACTGAGTGGTACTGGACGGGATCTTTGGCAGCCTTTGCACGAGTGGTGCAACAAAGGATATCCAGTGATGCACAGTACGAGTGCCAGATAATTGCACAAAAGATAGACCAAGCTCTTGCAGTAGCAGAAGAAGTAAGCTATTCTTGGGCATGTCTAACAGAAAGGGAGTGATACACATGTTGAACAACAAGGAAAACCTAGACATCACTAGTCATGACGAAGGATGCGTGACAAAGGAAGCAGTAGAACACATGGCTGACAATCTGGCGCTAGACGAGATGCACAATCTGCACTTCGGTGACATCCAGTTTGTCCTCAAGGACCTACTGCGTGACAAGTACAGACGTATGGTGCCTACTCAGTTGCTACAGTTGCACAGAGACAGGTTCTACTACGTCTACTCAGACGAAATGACACGAGACTATAAGGAGAAGTAACATGAGATGCAAAGCCTGTAATAAAATTTTGGAAGACTCAGAGTTGACACGTAAGGACGCCAGAGGTGACTTCTACGATCTATGTGGAGTCTGTCTCAAGAGTATACATGCGTGTGAAATGGAGGACGATAATTTTTTTGAAGAAATCAGAGGAACCCTCTTGACACCAGAGACAGATTATGATACCCTCTACTAAAGTAGTACTTAGGTTACAACTTAAGTAATTAACTAAAGAAGTAAACAGTAGTAGTTACTACTGTAGTTACTACAGAAGTACTTCAGTAGTACTTCTGTAGTAAAAAAGTTCAGTCAGGAGGTGACACGGCATCCAAAACTGTGGTATACTATTAGTATGGCCAGTGAGAATCATTGGTCAAAACAAAAGCAAACAACGGAGATTATTCCTATGGCAGCAGCAGCTACTACTATCGAAGGCATTGTAAACTTCAGCAACCTGACTCAGCACGACGTGTACAACGGTCAGGACACCGGAGCCTTCTCAATGACCATCACTCTGTCCGAAGACGACGCTTCAACACTGGCAGCACAAGGTGTGAAGATCAAGGACTACCAAGGCAACAAACAGCGCAAGTTCAAGTCAAAGTACGACATCAAACGTTTCGACGCTGAAGGTAACCAGTACAACGGAGAAGTACCTTACAATTCTAAGGTGCGCCTGAAGTTCAAGCTGGGTCAGCCTCATCCTGTACACGGTGTTGCGACTTACCTCGAAGCTGTGAAGGTCTTGGAGGAAGCAGAGATGACCGAAGGTGACGCTTCGGACTTCTAAAGATGGCTAAATTCATTAGACATGAGGGTTGTCCGAAGTGTGGTTCTTCGGACTCCCTAGCTATCTATGACGACGACGGCGCACATTGTTTCAGCGCTGGTTGTAACTACCACTACAACGGCCTAACAGGTATGACTACACAAGCAACAAAAGTAACAACTGCTAAACCTCTGAACATGTTTGGAGTCGTAGCAGCAATACCACACAGACGTCTGTCACAGGACACTTGTGGTAGGTTTGGTGTGACTGTGGAGTACTCGACTACAGGCGACATCGTGAGGCACTACTACCCGTACTACAACCTAGACACAGGTGAAGTAGCCTCAGCAAAAGTACGTGAGGTGAAGACCAAGAACTTCCACACTAGCGGTGACGTAACCGGAGTTGGGTTCTTTGGTCAACACCAATGTAAAACAAACAAGTACATCACCATCACTGAAGGTGAGTTGGACGCCTTAGCAGTGTACGAGATGTCAGGCAGACAGTGGGACGTGGTTTCACTTCGGTCCGGTGCTTCCAATGCGGCAAAGGAAGTCAAGGAACAACTGGAGTGGCTTGAGTCCTACGAGAATGTCGTCGTGTGTTTCGACAACGACAAAGCAGGTGACTCTGCAGTAGATCAAGTCAAGGACCTCTTTAGCCCCAACAAGCTCAAGATCGTCAAGCTACCACTCAAGGACGCTGGCGACATGCTCATGGCTAACAGAGTCAAGGACTTTACACAAGCATGGTGGAACGCCAAGGTCTACAGACCCGACGGTATCGTCGCAGGTACGGACACATGGGAAAACCTAGTTGAAAAACGTAATGTCAAGTCAGTCCCTTACCCATGGGACGGCCTGAATCACATCACTAGAGGCCATCGTGCCTACGAACTCGTGACCATCACCAGTGGCAGTGGCATGGGTAAGTCTCAGTTCATCCGTGAGATCGAGTACGACTTACTCAAGCGTTGCGAAGGTAACATTGGTGTCCTAGCGTTGGAAGAGGACTTGTCACGGACGACACTGGGCATCATGTCAGTAGCCGCCAACAGACCTCTACATCTGGAAGAGGACACACCCGTGGAAGACCTCAGACCTTTCTGGGAATCAACCATGGGTACAGGACGGTACTACTTGTTTGACCACTGGGGTTCTACTTCTGCTGACAACCTTCTGGGACGTGTGCGGTACATGGCTAAGGCTCTGGACTGCCGGTTTGTGATCTTGGACCACCTGAGTATCGTTGTTTCTTCTCAGGAGTCCGGTGACGAGCGTAAGGCAATCGACGAGATCATGACTAAACTCAGGACACTCGTGGCAGAGACAGGCATCTGCTTGTTCCTCGTGTCACACCTACGACGTTCACAGGGCAAAGCACATGAAGACGGTGCCCAGATCAGTCTAGGTGAACTCAGAGGGTCACAGGCGATTGCACAACTGTCCGACATAGTAATAGGTATGGAGCGAGATCAGCAACATGAGAACGAAGACATCAGGAACACCACGACTGTTAGGGTTCTCAAGAATCGTTACACTGGCGAAACTGGTCCTGCTTGCTACCTTGCTTATGACAGGTCTACCGGCAGGTTGAGTGAAGTCGCTAACCCTCACGTTGGAGACGACTTTTGATTTATCTTGATCTTGAGGCCAATGGTTTGACTCCTGACACCATTTGGTGCGTTGTAACCAAGGAAGACGACGTAACACTGGTACATGTGGACCCAGATAGCCTGTCAGAGGCTCTCAGAGGCTCACAGAGCGTCGTTGGGCATAACCTAATAGGATACGACATCCCTGTCCTAGAGCGTCTCTGGGGCGTCTCAGTGGCTTCTGAGAGGGTCATCGATACACTAGTTTTGTCACGTTTGTGTGAGCCTAGCAAGTCAGGAGGACATTCACTGAGGAACTGGGGTAATGAATTAGGGTTTCCAAAGGGTGACCATAGTGACTGGTCACAGTTGTCACAAGAGATGATTGACTACTGTATCAGAGACGTAGAAGTAACGGAAGCAGTACACCAGAAGTTGATAGAGGAGATGACCTGCTTCTCACCTGCAAGCATTGAGCTAGAGCATAAAGTGCAAGTAGCAGTGCAGCAGCAAGAGAAAAACGGTTGGGTTCTGGATCAGTCTTTGGCTAGAGACTTGTGTTCCACATTTAAGGAGAAGATGAATGACATCGAGGAAGAGCTGCAGAAGAAGTTTCCACCTATCATTCACGAAAGATGGTCAGAGAAGACTGGGAAGCGACTCAAGGACAAGGTTGAGGTCTTCAATGTAGGGTCTAGGCAGCAGATTGCGAAGAGGCTATCGAGCCTTGGGGTTCGCTTCGACAAACTCACGGAGAAGGGCAACCCAATAGTTGATGAAGCAGTCCTAGACACCATTGATCTACCGGAAGCAAAAGTTGTGAGTGAGTACTTGATGCTACAAAAAAGATACGCACAGGTAAACTCATGGCTGGAGCATGTCAAGGAAGATGGTAGAGTCCATGGCAGAGTCATCAGCAACGGAGCAGTCACAGGACGTATGACACACCAGTCACCCAACATGGCCCAAGTACCCGCAAGTCACAGCCCGTACGGACACGAGTGTCGTTCCTGCTGGACTGTGCCTGAAGGTAAGAAGCTAGTGGGTTTCGACGCCAGTGGTCTTGAGTTGCGTATGCTGGCACACTACATGAAGGACGAGGACTACACCAATGAAATTATCAACGGCGACATCCACACTGCTAACCAACGACTTGCTGGACTTGAATCAAGAAATCAGGCTAAGACTTTCATCTATGCACTCTTATACGGAGCAGGAGATGAGAAGCTTGGATCTGTGGCTGGTGGAGGTAGAAACGCTGGCAAAAAACTTAGAGAATCTTTCCTCCGTAATCTGCCATCATTCGCAACTCTTAAGGAAAGAGTTTCAAATGCGTCAGCAAGAGGATACCTCACAGGACTCGACGGAAGGAGACTCCTAGTCAGATCAGAACACTCAGCGTTGAACACGTTGTTGCAAGCAGCAGGAGCCATCGTAATGAAGAAAGCTCTGGTGATCTTGGACGACTACGCAAAGCTATGGAAGCTGGACTACAAGATCATAGGGAACATACATGACGAGGTGCAGACAGAAGTAGCAGAGAAAGACGCAGAGAAGTACGGCTGGTTAGCAGTGGAGTGCCTCAAGGCTGCAGGTATTGAGTTTAACTTGAGGTGTCCTCTGGACGGTGAATACAAAGTGGGAACAACATGGGCTGAGACACACTAAGGAGCAGGATATGTTGCAACAGATTCAAGAAACAATGCGACAAGAAGATATGTTTGAAACTAAACAATGTTCTCACTGTGGTGAGCATAAGTTGCTGAATGAGTATCACAAGAACAAAGGAAGTAGTGACGGACTGGCTCTTTACTGTAAAACTTGCAAAAGTAAGAGCAATAAACTGACCAACCCCAGAAATAACCCTAGAAACAACCCTAACAGGATGTGGGTTAACGGTAAGTACGTACCTCAGACACACCCTTTGCATAAGCCCGGACGGTACAAGAACTTTGAACAAGCAGCCTTCAGCAGCCTAGAGAAGTACGAAAGCAGTGTCGAGGGTCAGGTGTACGTCATCACTAACCCTAACTTCCCTGACTGGGTAAAGGTGGGTATGGCTATTGACGCTGAGGACCGCCTAAATAACTACCAAACTTCTTCACCTTTTAGAGATTATGTGTTACAATATAGGTATGATGTCAATGATCGTCGCAAGGCAGAATCACAGGCACACACGGAGCTACAGAAGTCCTACGAACGTAAAGGCGAGTGGTTCAAATGCACACCGGAGGAGGCCAGATTCATCGTCTCCAGAACAGCGGAAGAGTACAAATGAAAAACACTTACAACCTAGTTAGTGACATATATAAACTTGTGGAGTCCAAAGAAGTAGCAGAAGGAGTGGACATTGAAGCATGTATAGACCAGTTCGGT